TGTAGTATCTTGTACACCACTATCATCATGTTGGATACCTGTTGCTAATGTAGTATCTAGTACACCACTATCATCGTGCTGGACACCAGATGCCATTGTAGTATCTTGTACACCACTATCATCGTGCTGGACACCAGATGCCATTGTAGTATCTTGTACACCACTATCATCATGTTGGTAATTTGGAGAACCTGCTGGACTAGCAACGGCATCTATTCGTGCCTGTTGCCTATCTTTATGAGCTGCTATTGTATCTCTTTGTCCTTGCAATCTATCAGCCAAATCAGCACGTTTCTTATCTACTTTGGCCATATGTTCTTGCTTTGCTGTCATAGCATTAGGATCAGCATCGCGAGCACTGTCAGGAGCTCCTGCTCCTGCCATTCCAGTTACTTCACTTGGTATACGGTAAGGTTCAGGTTTAAGTTTCGCTACCGCCGTTGCCGTGTCAGGTTTAGGTGCAAACTGAGCATCGCCCACTGGATCATCTTGTGTACCTGGTACTACGGCTACGGCTGGGGTTGCGGCCGGGACATCTGCCACGCCAGTTGTGGCGGCATTGCCAGTTGGGGCGTTTACTAAACCGGGACCAGTTTGTGGGCCAAGGGGTACGGGGGCCGCATCACCGGCACCTATACTATGAAACTGGCCAGCATGTTTATTAGGACCTCTAAATAAATTTGAACCGGCGCCACCTATTATACCTGTATCATATCCTTGCTTTGGATCCTTACCATAGGCTCCAACAAAAGATTTACCAGCTCGTATATTTTTTGACCAATATTGTTTATCTCGAGACTTTCCGCCGAGCCATTGATTAGCACTAGTTAACCAACCACCAAGATCTCTTTTAGGGTCGTCTTTACCTTTATATATTAATTCATTTAACAGCACTTAGACTTTCTTCCAATCTATCTACAATGCTGTCTGCCCACTCGTCAACTAGTTGTGCTTCGTCAACAAACTCATTGTCTTCAACTTGGAAGTGTCGTACACGCTCTGCATACTCTGCATCTTCAGCAATGCGCCCTAAATCACTTACATATTTTTTAGCCAATTGAACTGCTAACGCACTTTCTTCTGACTCTGTAAGTTCTTTGTTAAGGTGTGCTTGTGCAAACTCTTTAATGATATTATTATCTACAATGCGTGTATTAATATCTTCCAACGCCGCTTGTACTAAACCTCTTACATCTGAATGTTGTACTGACCGTGCTAACATATCACTATCAGGTGAACTTTCTAACATTAGATCACCACTATCAATAAACTCTCTAATTTGGTTTAGTTTATTTGTTTTATTTTCCATAGCAGTTTTGTAGATGCTGTTAATGAGCGGTAGGGATTCAAAAACATTATCATCATGCTTCTTTACAGTAAATTGGTCTTTCATTGCATCCAAGTCGTCTTCGGACAATGTTACTTCTACTGGCTCAAAACTTTCAGCAAAGTTACTATAACCACGGCGTGAGGACATTCTAGTTAAGTCCTGCCTAATATTGTTATACGCATCACGTACACTTTCTACAATATCAACAGTATCCTCATTAACCAATTTATTTCGTTTACTATAATTAACAAAATTCTTTAATTGGCCCATTTGACCCACTGTATTAGTAATATGTGTGCCAATGTCATCATGTAGTTGCCCACCTTCACTAACGTGCCTTGCAGCTGCTCTTGCGCCTAGTAAGTTTTTAAATGGTAAAAGCATACGCTCGCCATCAGTATTTTCAATAAAAATTTTACTAATGTGTCTACTGCGTGAACCTCTAACATCCTCATCTACAGGACGTTTATGCCTTACAATAATTTTTGCTGTTTCACCTAAGTCTTGGTAACTGCTTTTAATGCTACCATACATTTTGCCTTCATTCATATCAGAATCCCTAAATTCTTGTTGTTGTGTACGTAAAAACTCAAAGTCTTTACGCTCTAAATTAGATTTTGTAATATCTCTTACGTCAAATGTCATTAACCGTCTCTTTGCAAACTGACGCATTTCACGTAAAAAATTAAACCATTGCTGTTTATTTTCACCTAAACTCTCTGTTAATTCTTTACTGTAATATACTTTAAATTGATCATCCACTAAAGTAATAGTTACAGAACCAATATCTGCACCACCAGATTCATATACAAAATCAAAAAAGCGAGCTTCTTCTGGTTCTAATGTTTTATTCGCACTAGCATCACCAATTTGTAATGATGAATATGCTGACCTTAATTTATTAAATAAATCTTCTGCAATGTGTTCTATTTCTTTCATAACGTACAGTATTTATGTTAAACTACTATAAAAGGCATTGGCATATCCATATCTTGATCTAACCCATCTTTAAGTCTATCAAATAATCCACTATCCCACTGCCTTACTTCGTAACTCATCCTTATTATTAATAACGTTGCGGCAACTAAATCATCTGTTTCACCATCTTTGGCGGCGTAACTTTGACCCCGAGCAATATATGTCTTTAGTTCCGATATCAGATTCTTACTTTTTATTTCTATTTTATCTGTTTCTACAAGATTTTTCAATCTACTACACGCTAATAATTTAGATTTATGTGTAGTATTAAATCCTTTTCTATAGCGTTTAGCATGGCCATGTTGTTTAGATTGAGATAAAAATATACCTCTAAATTGTTGCTCACCCATATCATCAATAACTACAAGAGCTGCTTCACCCAGTGTATTATTTTCAACACTATACCAAATTTGCGGGACATCAGCTTCTTTATAATCTATTTCATCTGCAATATAATGAGTAATATCTCGTAATATTCTTACCTGACCTTGTACTGGTGTTTTATTATGCATCCATTCTGCAACTTGCTTCATTGTTGGTATTTCATACACTTGTATTGCGGAATTATCACCACCTGTACCCAAACTTGGATCAAGTGACACCAAATAATTGCACCCTTTCTTAGGTTTATCATACCATCTAACTGCACCTTGTTTTTGCCAAACATCTCGTGGTCGTAACATTGCCAATGTACGAGAATCTATTAATGTTTCATCATTAATAATAAACTCACAATCATGTTCTCTAGCAAACCGTTCTGCGCCAATACGTCCCATTTCTTCTGCTTTCCACTGGGCATCACGCTCTGGATGTTCATTCCAATATGATCTAAATGCAAAAAATCCATTGCGTCCTATATTGGTTTCATTACCTTCATCATCTATAGTTTTGTTTGCTTGGCGCCAAATCATAGCAAACTGGTCTTCATCACTATTGGGCGTTGATGTTATTATCGCTTTACCACCTGTTGCTAATGTAGGTGAAATACTTGTCCAAAATTCTCTCGCAATATTAGGTTTTACAAACGCAAACTCGTCCAAGTATAGCATACTGAGTGCCATACCACGTCCAGTGTTTTCGGTAGTTGTTGTGCTAATTATTCTGCTACCGTTATCAAAATCTATGCTACCTTTGTTATAACTATACACACCTGGGCGTATATGATCTGGTACATCTTCATATGAATACCGTATGCGTTGCATAATCTCTTGAGAACCTGCAAATTTATGTGCGGCAATTAATATAGCACTATCGGGTATAAACATTGCATACCACAATATATAACCTGCGGCAGTAGTAGTTTTACCTGTTTGCCGCGGCATTAAATTACAACTAAATCTGTGATCATGGTAACTTGAAAGTAACCTTGTTTGATACTCATATGCTTTGTATGGAATACGACCACGTCGCGGATGCTGGATCCAAAAGAAATTGTTTATAAAATAGTCAGGACCGGTCTCACGATCTGCACATTTTGCCAACTCTAATAGTTGATCGTCAGTATATGATTCTTTCGTATGTGCTCGTTTAACTAAATTGCCATCAAGAGATTTACTAGCCATACAAGTATTTAACAGTAAAAGGGATTAAGATTTCTTTTTAAGATACGCCTTTAGCTCTATTAGTTGCTACGGCGTGCATTACACTCTCAGCATCATCACCATAAGTCTTTTCAAAGTTATCTTTATGTTTTTTTAACTCTTTAAAATGTGATTCTTTAGAACGCTTTTCTCCACCCGTAAGTTTACGTTCATTAATAAGCAAGTCTGCTATAAGCATTTTAAATGCCTGCTAATTTCCTTAAATCTAATGAGTCAGGATCTTCTTCAACTTCCATTTCTGCATCACCAAGTTCAGTATGATATTCACCATCATCTTCTGGTGGCATTTCATCGTCTCCAGTTGATACTGAAACATTCATTTCTGCACCACCTTCTTGCGCCAAATCAGTAATAGCTGCAATTGCTCGAGACGCTAAACCTTGAACATCTTCTTTTGAAGGTACATATACATCATATCCTTCGTGAACTATGCCTGCTAGTTTCTTTAAATCTGTTGTATCTTCTGGGCAGGGTTTCTTTTTCTTCATTTTACCTGCGGCTTCATCAACATTTTCTTCTTCGTCAGTTGCTTCTTCGTTATTGCCATTTTTGGCGGCAAGCATTTTTTCAAAGGCTGCTTTTTGTGCTTCGCTTTGTGCTTCGGTTATTTTCCAAGGACTTACTAGGCCTGTTTCAAAATGTGTTTCCATATCTTCTGCTAGGAAATTTTCCCATTTTTCTCGAAGTTTACCTTCTGCTTCTTCTAAAGCCATCGGATTATCACCACCATTTACTTTTGGATAGGTTTTCTTTACTTTATGTAAGTCATTGCCTGTTTGAGTAATTTCTTCTGGAGAATGTACTACTACATCTGGCTCGTTATCCCAACTATCGCCTTCTACAACATGCTCATCGTCTTCATGCATACCGCCACATACGTCACATGAACCATGCTCTTCAGGTGCTAATGCTTCAGGTGCTGATGCTTCAGGTGCGCCAAGAGCAACCGGATGCCCACCTTGCATTCCTGCTAGTTGCAATATATCTGCAAGTTGTGCTGGATTGCTTGTGCTAATATTAGTTGAGGCGTGGTCGCCATTTTCGCCACTTGTTGTAATACTTAAATTATATTTTGTACCTTCCATTTTAATTACTTCCTACTGGTGATTTTGTGCCTTGTGGAGCTTTGAGAAGTTCATCTGGGTCATGCTCAATTTCACTACTTGGATCTTTTTCAAAATTGATCATGTCAAACAATCTGCCTTTACGTTTTTTATCTTCTGCGTCTAGCATTGTGTCAGTATGTTCTTGTCCTGCTACAACTTCATTGTCGCTATCTTCATAATCACTATCTAATAATGATTCTGGCTTTGCGTCTGGATCCTTATCATCTGCCGCCTTTTGGTCTATATCATTTTGTGCTTCTTCAGGATGATTTGGACTACGTACTACAATGTGACTTTGTGGGACACCCAATTTATTGTGTAAGTAAGAGGTTAATGTGTCTGGAGTTGCAGGATATTCTAATACAATATCTACAATGTGTATCTCGCCTGCTGGCAAGTTACCAAAATCCATTGGATGCTTTTGCATGATTGTTTTGGTTGCTTTCGATACGCTTTTTACACCATATCTTTGTAGGCAACTCTCTAGAGCATCTAGGTCATCATCTGTAACGTCTACAGCAAACTTTAACCTAAAAGGATACTCTGTCTTTGCTTCTGTTATATAATTTTTCAAACTTTTCATAATATTGCTCATTAAGGTATTACACTTATTTAGTTGTTTTTAAGAAATTTAGTTCTGGAAATACATCACTAAACTTTACTTTCCTATATTTATCGTGTAGATTTATGTCGTCTATTACTTGATTCATATTATTTAGAATTACTACTTCATCATTAAAATCTATCATTGCTTTCACTAAACTATTAGCAGTATCATATATAAATCTATTTTTTCTATCCATTTGAGATTGTTCAAGAAAATTTTCTATAATCTCTTTAATATTATATTTCCAACTAGTTGGCAAATATCTAAAATCTGAACGAGTGTCAAATCCAGGCTCTGCCAAATAAACACTACTGTAATTTTTAGTGATCCATCCTTTATTCTGCCAATATGTCAATATCTCTGGAAGTCTATGGAAGTTAAACATAGATACAACTGGTGAATATTGCACTCTTATATTAGGATATCGCTTAACATAGTCATTAGTTTCCATAATATTATTCCATTTTTCACCATAACGTACCCATTCTGCACGTTCTTCTATCTCATCAATACTTGCGGCGAGTTCTACTTCTTTAAATTTTGATATCATATCCCAAAAGTTTTTATCCCTGTATGTTACATTAGACATATTACTATTCAATAATAGTTTAATATTTTTAGATAGGCCCATATCAATTATTGCCTCAAGCATAGTATAACTTTCTTCCATTATACTTGGTTCACCACCAGACAAATATATTTGCTCTACTTTGGAAATGTTATCTATTAAACTATCTAATAAATTTTCAGGTTTGTTTATTTTAGGAATAGATGATATTTTTGTACGAACTTTTTTATCAAAAGCTTCCCATTTACTACTAAAAATTGAACCACAGTAAAAACACATAAGATTACATTTATTAGAAAATCGTATATCAGTATAAATTAAATTCATATCTGCTCTACCATCATTAGTATTTTCTAATAAATTAAAATGATGTTTAAAGTTTTTATTGGCCCATAAACGAGTGCTATGAAAGTTGCCTTTGTCTTCTACTTTCCAACACTCAGAACACATATCAAGACGCTTATCAGCAAGAAAGTCTTTGCGTATATCTCTCGATACATCACTATTCCAAATTTCTTCTAATGAAGATTCATTTACATTTCCCATTGCTGTGCCGTGCATTGACATACAACAAGGATACACATTACCATCGGGCATTATTGCTACCGATACCCACGGCAATATGCAAATATTATTTCTTGTCATTATTTTGATTCAATATTTGTTTAATTAATTCGTTGCGATCTGCTACTATGGTTGCTTCTCCATCAATAGTAGTATCATATGATTCACCCACAGGCTCTTGTTGATCAACTCGCTGTTTTTTAATTTGTAATTCGACCATACGTAATTTTTTATCTATTTTAGCTGCTCTTGCATCTATAGCATTCTTCATCATAGTGCCAGCAACTTCAAATATTTTTCCTGCGTATCGTGCCTCTACATTCATACCTAAATCCATTAAGTCATTAAATGTATCTACAGCTTTAGTAGCAATATTATCCATTTCCAAGTCATTTGCTTCTAAATCACGCACAAGCGGCAATGCACTATCTATTTTGTCTACATCAGCCATAACTTTTTTAAGTTTTTTAGCTTCGGTCTTTGCTATATTACTGTCTGGTTGCTCTTCGTCAACAGGGGCATCCAAATCAAATAATTCTTCTAATTTCTTTGTCATAATACTATTTAATAGATCCGCATATTGCACGACATGTTAATCGGTAATCTTTATTTTCAAATTCCTTGTTAATATCTAATGTTTTTATATCATAGTTTTCTTTATAACTAAAATTATTAGAAAAATGACAACATGGCATAACACTACCATCAACTGATTGAAACATACTATAATTATTTGTTTCATCACCATCAATATCTATATGCATACAATTTTTTATTTTAACATACGTATTATCTGTTTTTAATATGCTCGCCGGCTCAAGTAATGATTCCTCATACATATCATTAGGACGTTGCAAATCTGCATTAATAAACATAGTGCCTGGCTCTAAATAAAATTTTTCACCAGTTTTCCAATGATATGCTTTAGTAAACCATGGTTCTTTTGTATAAAAATTACTAAATCCTATATCGGTTGCTAATTGTCTTGCTTCTTCAACTTGATGTTCATTGTGCTTAAATACCAAAAATTGCCACCATGCATTTCCACCAGCATCTATAAATGCTTTTGCGTTATCTATTATTTTACTAAAATTAGTCGCTTGCCTATATATATGATTCGTATCTTCTAGTCCATCTATACCAAAAGTTATTTTATGTAATCTTAGTAAATACTTGTCACATTTTCTTCCCAAATCTTGCCACCATTTTATCGATCGCAAACTACCATTTGTCTGTATATTAACATGCCAATGATGTTGTGGTTCTATTGATCGTCCACTATCAAACTCATTCCAAAAATATTCATTTTGTATTATTATTTTATCTATTAAACTATCTAAATGCTTGTATGCTATGGGATCACCTAAATTACCACACAAATGCACTACTCTTAAATAAGGAAATTGTCTTGCTGTTTCAATTACTACATCTGGCTTAATATCATCAAGTATTAAGTCTTTTCGAACCCCAAACCCATTATTATTACGCGGGCACCCCGGACAAGATGCATTGCATCTAGTTGTAGGTTCAACGTGTAATAAATTTACTTTATCTGCATTAATGTACATTGTTATACTTGTAATATATTTCGTTAGTAATTTCGCTACAATATTCTTTTAATTTTTCTATATCAAAATTTATTGATGTAAAATGCATATCTAAAATTGGTGTAATATACTTAATATAAAACTCTATATGAAATGAAGGCATTGGAGACATAAATCTGGGATCTTGGAATATACGATATTGATAATGACTACTATCTTTATACAAATCATATATTGGCGTATGTATTACAAACTTATCCCACTTAATATTGCTCCGTAAATGAGCCAATTCTTCTGTTTCTGTTATAAACTCAAAATCAAATGGATATCCATAAAAGAAATAATAAGGAATATTATGTAACTCACACAAATTTTGCACATCTAATATTTGCTCTAAATCTCTCATATGATCATATACTTTAGATTGTATATATAATTCTTTGATTATATTGTCATCACTATGACTACTTGCCCAAAATCCTCTATCATTTACAACATTAGCATTCATATCAACAATAAAGTTTCTCAAATTAAATGTTTTTATTTGTTGTTGGACTTCAATATCTTCAACAAACATATCCAATTTGCCTATACTAGTCCATTGTATTATTACTACCAACTCTTTATCTAAATTTTCTAATATATGTTTTTTACACACTCGTCCTATAAACTCATTACCCACAGCAGGTCCTCCCATAGACAAATGTGTTAATTTATGTGTAAGTTTAGGGAAATGTACCCAAATTGGATAGTGCTTAAATTCTCGTTGGCTTATACCACAACCACTAGTTAGTAAATATTGCATTATATTCTTTACGTGTTATAACACTTCCTTGTCCATAATGATCATATTCTATTTCATCTGGATTATTGCTACAAGCCTTACATACTACAGAGTTTGGCTTTTTAATATTATTAACAAAATTATCTAAATTATCATCATAACTTAATCCTGTATTAAGGTATGGTTGCCATGCTTCTGAATCTTGTATATTAAACAATGCTAATGTATCATCTAAATTAGCAACAGCAGGACATTTATATAATTTATTTTTATATAATGTAGGGGAATTTGGGCCACCGCATACTTTATGAGCACCTACATAATCTTCATTATCAGCAGGCATTAATTTAGGACCTTCTCCCATAAATGGACGTCTAAATTCACCAAACATGTTCATATGCCACTTTATGTCAGCATTTCTGTCTTTTAACTTAATAAGTTTATCAGATGGATGAAACGGCGTAGCAGTTACTTTCCAATCAGAATGTTGTAGAAAAAACTTAACATTGTCTATATATTCTTGCGGGGGTGGATAAAAATGTAAACTAGTTTGTATTAAAACATTGCCTAATTCTTTACACCAATTATATAAATCTGGGCGCACAAGATAGTGAAATCCATTTGTAATAAGTTTTACTCTGGCGGTAGGAAAGTTTTCTCTAACACCAAACATCCAATTTTTAAGATCTTTATTAAGTAGTGGCTCTCCACCCATTAAATTAACTTCTCGTATAGTAAAACGTTTACTCCATTCTTTTAACCATTGCTCACCGTCACTCCAAGGAACATGACCTTTACGATTATAATTAGACATTGTTATACAACCCTTGCAAGACAAACTACAAGCATATTGTACCATTACATCTAAATATTTTAAATCATATTTGCTTATCATTTTCTATTTTAACTCGAAACTCTTGGTGTATTTCATCTTGTAAAATTATCCTACAATAATTACTTATTTTCCTCAGTGTTTCACTCTGTGAAAATATGTGTTGTTGACATTTATCTAAATCATCATAATTAATATTTAAATTTCTATCTGTTACAGAATGGTATTTGTATTCTGCTTTATCCCAATCTTTCATTAACTTTTTTCTATTACTATCTGTTAATTCTTGTTTACGTGAGGCAAGTATAATATCTATCGTATTCATATTAAAATGCGTATTAATATACCATGATTTATCATTATTAGTAGTTAATTGTAGCAACATGCCAAAAAATTCTAATTGTGTTGGTTGTGGTTGATCCCAAACTTTATTCTTAATATTGCGTAATACTTGATTATGTCCTTCTTTAGAAGTAGGATATGTTATATTAATAAATTTGTAATTTTTAAAATATTTCCATATATCATCTTCTCTATAATGCGTAGGAACCACAACATATTTGTCTTTATCTAATGTACTAGCATCTTTATGATCATATAGTCTTTCTGGTTTAAAGTCAATACGTAATAAGTTTTGATTAAATATATCATCAACTTTATACCTATCACCTATTTTGCGCCTGTCTAATGTATTACATTGTTCAGATTTACTTATAATATAAGACAGAAATTCCCCACCAGCGCCGTGTGGATAACATACAAATATAAACTTTAATTCAGGTAAGACGAACACACTAATACTTATTAACGTTTCTTACCTTGATGAAAAATATCATCTTCAGTTACTATTCTAAATTTTATACCTTGACGTTGGCACCATTTATTAGCAGCTTCCCACTTTGCGTGGTTCATTGCTACGTGCGCTTGATTGTACTTACTTTTACCAGCATGTTCAACCAATGTTTGGCTTTTGGGTTTAATTTCTATTAACTCTGCTATACGTTTGCCAGTCCTATCATTATATACAATAAGAAAATCTGGAACATATTGCGTTTGTTTACCTGTTAATGGATTTCTATAAGGTATTCTAATTGCCTCACTTGCCCATTCTGTTATACTAGGATGATTATCACAAAATTTCATAAAAGCAAATTCCCATCCACTTCGATATTTTGGATTTTTTGTTCCTACATATTTTTTAGTGTTTTTAGGAAGAAAACGACCTTGGGCATATTTTGCCATGACTTAAGCCAATATTGCTCGTTGAATATTTGTACTAACTAATTTAGCTTCTGAATATCCTAATATACTTGTACGATTTCTTGTCGTGTTTAACAAAATACATAGTAATGTATTAAGTTTTAGTTTATCTTTCACATCATCCAATTGTTTTACTAAATCAACTGGATTTAATCCTTGTTCTTTCGACACTTCCAATAATGATATTGTTAAATTATCAATTGAAGCTTCATCTAAGCCTTTACTTAATAAAAAACCTCGCACAATATCAAACTGTGCTGGGTCTACTGATCCTACTTTTGTATAATAATTATCAAAAAACTTTCGTTGTTTTGCATCAGCAGACATTTGATCAGATACTTGATCATCAACTGGAAAATTAGTATTTTCTACAAAATTTGTATATTCTGCCATTAGAAAGGTCCTGATCCGTCGCCGGCACCAGCGCCAGAAGCACCACCACCACTAGAATCTACATCGGCCTCAGCAGCTGCTTCACGGACAGACTGTTGTGCCCGTCTTAAAGTAGCCGTTGGGAATGAGTTTCCTTGATTTCTAGAAATCAAATCAGTAATTCCTGGTAATGAGTTACTTATATCATTTCTAAGTAAATCTTTTGTACTATTGTGTCTAAGTTGCTCACGCAATTGGAATGCGCCGGCGGCCGCGTTTAATAAATTTCCACTCTGCAGATTACCAAAAACATCTGTAGCTTTATCAAATATACCACCAGGAGAAAACAAGCCACCACCTCCACCTCGAGCACCACCAGATAGTACACTTCCGGATCGATCATAAAATGAGCCACCAAAATTCTCTACTGAGCCTGCTTTATTATCACCATAAACAATTGCATCATAATGTACTTGTATTGTACTTTCCATAGGGCCTGCACCATCAGAAACATCATGTGAACCATGCGAGAATGATGCTATAACTGGATTTTTTAAAGTATATACTGTTGCATTTCCTTTTGATAGAGAATTTATCTGTATTTCATCTATTAAATTTGTACCGCCGCTTTGAGCATAACTAGAATCCAATCCCCATGTCAAATCAGATGCTCTTTCATTATATGTATGTCGCTTACCACCAGATCGCACACTATAATTATTTTTAGTGCCATCATTTACATAATGTTGATATATACGTGCTAAAAAATTACGAACATTGTTATGATTGTCATCATGAAAAGTAATACTAATAGGTGCATAATCTACACCTAAAAGATTATATGCTTTTCTATTATATTGTTTATTTGTTTCTACTTCAAAAGTAATACTAGGCAGTTCTATAGTTTTAACCATAAAACTTATTTCAGCCTGATCTAATAGAGCACCTGCTATTCCTCTATTTAATTTTATATTACAGTGATAAAGATAACGAAACTTAGGCGCGAGCCTAAAGTTATCGTGGGTGAAGAGATTACTTGCATGGCGGTAATCTTTGATGCTATCTCCATGTCCAACACCATGCAAGAAATTACTTAAAAAGGAGGCCATCTAGTTTAACCAGTGGCTACTGCTCCTATTGTTCTTGGTACTGTAGCACCTACACCTTGACCTAGTGGTGTATTAAGTGCATTATCATACCTAATTGTTAATGTGATAGTTGCTGGTGCACTATCAGTATAAGTCATATCATTGTAGTTTACACTTTCAATATAACAACCATACATTTCCCAAGTTTCTAAAACTATTGGTGCAGTTGCACCATTACCACCATCTAGTACTTCATACTTTAGTACAAATTTATAATCAATACCAGATACTGAACTCATTTGTTCAAAGAAATCGAACTGTTTCTGCATTTGTTCACCAACTCTGCGTGTCATTTCACCATTGACATCGTCACGCAAGTTAATTGTAACTGGTTCCCAAGTATGTTTACCCAATACATTAATCTTTGAGTTGTATACTTCGATTACTTGATTATCAAATGATGCGGTTGGTCGTGTAATATCCATTACATTCTTTGTAATCTCTGATCGTGGGGTGGTAACGCCAAAGTTTTCCAATATCGCTCTAAAGCGATATTTTAGTTTCGGCATCAATGTGCCCATTGATCCAGCACCACTAATTGGTACTGTAAATTTTGTTAATGACGCTACGGACATATTATTCTCCTATTGTTATCAATATTTATCTTATTCATGGGGCGGTTTTACACCGCCCCAATAATAATAATAGCATATTATAATTTTGCTATTTCACCTGTATTTTTAAGTCTTACTGGAATGTAAATAAACTCTAACGCTTTCACAGGCTCAATCGCTACGTCTACGTATAGTTCATTACGATCAATTCTTACAGCCGTGTTGTTAGATTCATCACATACAACCAGGTAATCATTAAGTGCTCGTTTCGCCATCAATTCATTACAAAATGATTCAATTACACCTTTAATTTCATTACGTGTAAGTTCATCATTAGGTTCAAAGATGAATGGTTTTGCCATGAGATCCAATTGACGTCTCATGTATGAAACAAGCCTTGAAACGTTAACTCTATCAATTGCAGAAGATGTCGAAGCGCGGGATTTATTACCGAAGTTCATTAAACCACTACCATTAATAAAGGTAATTGGGTTAATTCTATCAGCATATAATACATCACGTAGTCCTTCACGTACAGCAATACTCTGGAATTCAGCAGTAGCAGAATCAATATAACCAATAGCAGTAGCATTAGAAATTTTACCACGGTTTGTGCCTGCGGCGGCAAACCATTGGTACCCAACACTATCGTTATAAGCCATTGTGCGTAAAATCATGTGACTTGCTGGTACTACAATTGCATTACCTGCTAGATCACTTGAATACCCTGAAGGATAATATACACTCATGTAAGCATTATTGGTTACAAGACCATCTTCACCGTTGTCTGTTGCAGAATTAGAGTTTTTACTCCAAGTTTGCAAGTTAGCGGCGTTAGCTGCTAAACGTAGAGGAGAATCAGCAATAATATGTGCTGTTTCTTTTCTATCTACATTAAGTGTTGCCATGTTAGAAATCAACTCTGGATAACCTGGAGCGGCAAGTAAGTTAAACTGACGTTGCTCTTCTCGGATATCAGTATTTGCATCAATTGCTGACTTCATTGCGGCAACTACGACTTGACGCTGTGCTTTACGACCAGCAAACATAGCACCATTTGTTTTATTACCTGCGGCATTCTGCCAACGATCTGGAAAATAATCAGCAATTGAATCTGCTGGTGAACCAAAACGTGGGTTTCCTGCGGCATATGTTGTTGTGTTAATAGTATCTTTAGCATACTTTTTAACACTATATCCACTACGGCGTGTATTCCATAATAACATACCACGTGGTGAACTTGCTGGATTTGGAGCATCTGGATCTAAGAAATGATCAGTTAGTAAACTAACAATACTACTTGCTGTACCTGCACCAGTACCTGATACTGTAGCAGCTGCTTCAGTTTGCCACCTTGCATCGGCAAATAAAATACCATTACTTGATGTTTGGTCTGAAGTATCAACTGCTACCCATGTTGCTGTTTGATATCTATATAGTTTTGGAAAATTTTCCAAATCTGAAGTATCAATCCATAAATCACCATTTACAAGAGCCGTTTTATCGGATTGTGTTAATGGTGCGGATGCGGCGAACTGTGGACCTGCTGGATCTGTATTAGCTAAGTTAAAACCACGGAAATCAGGATTTACTGATCCGTAACCTTTCCAAGTTGTACCATCATGAATCATAATATCAGCTGCTAATGTTGTATCATACCAATAAGTACCATTTCCTGGATTAGTTGTTGGTTCTGTTGCTTTTGCTTCATATGTCAATTCTTCCCAGTTTGTACCAATTAAATCAGCATTTGGTAATGAATAAACATTAGTTAATGCATTAGTAATACCACCATCTGCTAATGGTGTACCTGAGGTATCACGCATTACTAAATCACCACCCTTAGCATGTGAAATACTTACTGCACCGGATGTTTCCACTGTGGCTGATACGTCGGTAATACCGGCAGCTGCTATAGCGGCAACAAAATCTGTTGCAGTTGTACCACCCAGTGTTACTGTTGTACTACCAATAGTAAATGTTTCAGCATTTACAAAACTTGGTGAGGTTGTAGAACCAACAATAACTGTTGCTGTGCTTTTGGCACGGCGATATGGTTTCAATGTTAATGCTTCTACTTCACTAACATCATGATCAGCAAACAATGTACCTACTGCAATTGTTCTTGGATCTGTACTACCTAAACCTGACGTTGCTTTAACAATTGTATCATAAACATTAACTGTTTGTGCTGTCCATACTTTTGTTGTTGCTGAATATGATTTAATAATCACATCAGCACCATTATCTGATTTATCTAACTTCATCCATGCACTACCTGATGGACGTGAAGTAGATGCGGCTGTTTCCCATGAAGGAACAGTAGTATATGAAGATGTTTGTGTTGATGGACCATATATGGTTCCTACTGATAAACCTAATGTTGCTAATGGAGTGCCGGCGGTATTAGCAAGAGCTACACCACCATTCACTACTGTACCATTACTTGCAGATGAACCAATAACATAAAGTTCAATCTTATTGTTAACTACAGCAGATTGAACACCTTTTTTAGCCACTGTACTACCATCCATTGCTGAGTTGATTGCTGAAACTACACCAGCAACGTTAGGAACTGCTGATAAATTGATTGCTATTCCATTAATAGTAATAGCATCACCTGATGCCATTGCTGGTGGACTTGATACTGTACCAGTAGCTGCTGGACTGCTTGATGCCCATGTAGCATCTTTAGTTGCACCTGAATGTGCAGCTGTTGTTGCTGTACCGTCGCCGGTAAGCTTCCATGTATTACTTCTATTTTTATAATATACTGCGTTACTTGTTGTTGTTGTAACTACAGCAAAATCGCCAATTGAGCCGAACGAAGCAACTGGTACACCACCACTATGTTGAGTGGCTAATGTTACTAATTGTGGTACCTTGTTTGTAAATGCTTGAGTAGTTGCATTCCATTCATGAATGCCCCATTTTGTATTTGTAAGGTCTAACCAGTGTGTTCCTGTAACTGGTGTGCCTGATGGAGTTGAAGCAGAACCTGCTAATTCACTCAAATTTACATTTGCTCGTAATACATATGCTCTGTTGGCCAAACCTAAGTATGAATATGCGGCTTGCAAACCATACTCGTTTAATTCGTAGCCATGTAACATGGTACCTGATGTACTTTTATAAAAAGTAGGTGTACCGTATGTTGTGGCTAATTCTCGTTGTGAAGTCATTAACTGAACTTTGTTAGCGTTTGCCGCGGTTGTTCCTGCCGCTGTTCCTGTACCAGAACCTTGTGTTTTATCCTGTGCTGATGCAACTAGGATTAAAGGCACAGTGCCTGGGTCAGATGTAACATACGCTGACTCATTCGTTACCGTAACTTCAACACCTGGAGATACTAAAGCCATAATATTTTCCTCTATGTATAATTTTAATTAAAATTAACACATCTATCGATGTATTTGATACTAGTATTTATTTCAATTTAGTAAAATACGCGTCGATACACGCTCACAAAGGGTACAGAAAAGGGTTCCATGAAATAAATATGATTATGAAACATGCTAAAAGACCACTATGTCGCTGTGGTATGCGCCCAGTTGCAGTAAATTATTATAAAAAAGAAATACCACACTATAGAACTCAGTGTGATAAATGTATACGACAAGAGAAAAAACTAGAAACAACATCTCATTCTGAATGGAAGGCTAGTGGATATACTAAAAAAACCCAATGTCAGCGATGTGGATTTAAAGCAGATCATTCTATACAACTAGATGTATATCATCAAGATGGGAATAGAAAAAATAATGATTGGAAAAACTTAAAAACAGTATGTGCTAACTGCCATAGAATTTTATATATTGCAGGGAAGGGATGGAAACAAGGAGATTTAATTCCAGATTTTTAATGAATAATAAATAATGTTATGCCTCATATTAATAACTTCATGCATCCATTACAGTCAAATTTACAATGTCGTCTTAAATGGTCTCATAGCACTATATTTTTAACTACAAATACTACTGCAAGTTGCCATAGAGTTAATCAAGATGTAATACCAGATAACTTCGATTTCCATAATACACCAGAAAAAATAATTGCTAGAAATAAAATGCTTAATAATGTATGGCCAGAACATGGCTGTGAGCATTGCAGAGTTATAGAAGATGCTGATGGAATGAGTGACAGAATGATGCATTCTACAATGCCACATGCTCCAGAATCTGCAAAAGAATTAAAAGACAACCCTGCTCAAGCTAGTAATCTTACTCCTACTGAATTAGAATTATTTTTTAGTTCTAATTGCCAAATGTCTTGTACGTATTGTGGACAATATTTTAGTACTACGTGGGAAGCTGAAAATAAGAAATTTGGACATATAGATGAATATCTGTATGGATTTGCAACAGATAATGATCCAGCCAATTATAAATCCAACTATAAAGGAAATGTTTTACAAGTAAAAGAAAAATTATTTGTTTGGCTTGATGAAAATGTACAACATTTAAGAGAATTATATATTTTGGGTGGGGAGCCTTTTACACAACCTGAAACTTTGGAATTGTTAGATTTCTTATCTACTAAAAAATGTCCCGAATTACAATTAAATATTAATAGCAATCTTTCATTAGAACCAAAAAAAATAAAAAAAATAATAGACAAATTACAAGCTCTGCATGATAATGGCAATTTAGGAAAATATAAACTTATTGCTAGTTTAGACTGCTGGGGCAAAGAAGCAGAATATGTTAGATCTGGCTTAAATCTCGAACATTTTGAGAATAATTTTAATTATTTTATTAATAATACTGATATGAATCCCAGTATTAATATGTGTTGGATGCCATTAACAACTTTTACAATGGAAGATCTTATTAATAAAATTAACACATGGCAAGAACAAATTGTTAAAGAAAACAAACTGAATGATACTTTCAGGATATTAAACGTTTCAATGATGCAAGCAGGTGGACGACCTTGTATACATCCTTCAATATTTGGTGCAGAAATTCTTGACTGGGGTTATACTGATGCTACCAATAAATTAGAAACATTTGGAGAAGAGACTCTAATAAACACTAAAAAATATTGGGAAGGCATTGCTAAAAGTATTAGAGCATGTGCTCCTGATAAAGAATTACAAAAACAACTACACAACTACCTTTCTGAATTAGATAGACGGCGTGGTACTAACTATCCAGCACTTTTTCCAGTAGTTTATGATGCTATACATTCAGATTCTTAACTGTTTCTTCTAAATCTTCTAAAGTTCCATCATTAATAATTACGTGATCTTCAATGCAACCTGCCCATGAAGATTCACTAGCATGAACTTCAGGATATGTCCGTGGCAACATTGGATTATAATGTGCTTCATCTTGGCGATCATTATCTTCAACAGCAGTATCCCACCATGGCGGATCTTCGCCACGTTTAACTCTAACAATTTTACCTTTTAAACGTTGAATCAACGCTATCTCATTAGGAAATCTACAATCAGTTATAATAATATTTTCTTTAATGGCTAATAATTTTTTCTCAAAACTTAATAACCAAATATCATCATGAAATTGATTGCGCCACAAGTCCGTGCCAACAAGTTGCAAGGCTACACGCGGTGTAAAACCAGGTTTATCTAACCTATCTGCCCACCAAGGATCTACTTCCTCCCGCCATTCTCTACTTTCGTGAGTAGTGCCTTCTAACAATTCTCGTTTCCAACCAAAAACACAAGCACAGGTATCTTTAAGGGAGTCAGCAAAACTGCCTTTAATCCAATTATTATGTTGTGCTAAAAAATAATCTGCTACGGTATCCTTACCACAACCCTTTAATCCAACAAGTCCTATAATCATTTTATTATTATAACATAATTAACCGCAGATTGCAAGTAAATCTACTTTATTTTTATAAATTTTATCTGGTGGAATTTGATATCCTAACGCATTTAATTTATATGCTATATTAGTATAAATCCACGGGTCTTCTTCTATAGTAATATTTTTAATCCATTCTTCTACTATATCTGTAGTCAAATATGGACGTGATTTAAATAAATTATCTAAAGTATAAAAAGATTCATTATTAATATCTTTAGTTTCTATAATTGTATCCGTTTCAAATGTTGCATCGGTTTGTCCACGAAAAAACATATAACCACCTTCACCAATAGCATAACTTCGCAAATCATTAAAATAATCACCAAACCCATTAGTACTTTCATGATGCCTATGAAAATATTCAGCATTTTGTTGTAAATCATCACACATTATTTGAGTAATATGTACACAATGTCCTAATTGTTCCCTATTAAGATGTAAACTACCACTAAGACCATCTAATATTTGGTTACGTATTGCATGTAATTGTATAATAGAACTACCATGCGTTAATACTATCTTCCATCTATTATTATGTGGGTATCTGTCACTATCTTGTAACCGTCTCCGTAAATCTTTTATAATTTCATCAACATACATATGATATAATACATTACTAAAATAAACATTTTTATCAACAGGCAATGATTCATGTGTCCAATATATGTCTGAAAAATAATGTTCTAAAAAATCATGCCCCCAATCTCCGCGTTGATGCCCACTTTCATTATAATATTTTACTTCAAATTGTTCAGGGAATTTTGTAATTAAGTTATATGCTAATTGATTTCCTTTGTGGCCGCTGGCGTATGCAATTACATAGAACTTCAATGGAGATTGAGTCATAGTAATATTTAATTAAAGAAATATATTAACCGATGATAAACGACATTGGAACACCGCCGTCTTCATAATTACCTAGTTGCAATACTAACTCTGCCATCTCTTGTTGGCCTTCTGCTTTTAGTTCTGCACCATTCATTGTTGTACCACCTTGTGGCCCAGCAATAGTTGAGAATTTAGAACGTGATTCACCCATTATTTGCTTACACATAGCAAGTGTATAATCTTCCATCCATTTCTTAGTCATATGATGTTGTAAAATATTTTCATCTGGTTTTTGATTATACATCCACATTAAAACATCTTCACCTTCATCACTATCTATTTTACGTACAATAGTTAATTTTTTAGTAACTGGATCAAATCTATAATTAATAAAACCACCAAACATTCTTGCGGCTGTTTCTTGATAGCCACTAAACATTTCATATGTAGCCAAGCCACCAACCATACCTGCTTTAAGCATATACATATTCATGTATCCTGCTTCAAATGGTTCAAAGTTGGAAGCACCACCACCTGTTGTGCTACCAATTGTTCTGCGAAAAATTTGTCTTACTTCCAAAACATTACTGTCTAAAAAGTAATCTTGCCTATTTTTCTCAAGTTTTATGAAGCCATAAGATTCTTCTACGCTGTTTGAACTTAATTGACGATATTTATTAATACCATTTTCTAAACCTACTTCTAAATGCTCGTTGTCTAATTCAACATCAATAATTTGAGCACCTAGTCGCAATTTGACGTTGTTAAACATCGCAGTTTTTAATTTAGTTAGTTCTTTACTTGCCATATATGTATTTATTAAAATACCTTCAGCAATATAACATCGCTATTAACTCTCCCATTTAGTTTAATACCTGTAGTTGTTAAATTATCTAAAAATTTACGCAATACTACTTTACCAGCACTATTAAACTCTTTAAGTGACTCTTCAGGTTTACGTAAAGTTTTCTGCATACTAAGATTAGTGTCAAAATCAGTAATACTAGTTCCTTTAATTCCTAACTCACCAGCACTAAATCCATTTGTAGAAACATATTTTCCAATCTTACGTGTTTTAGTGTTAAACACCCACAACTCTTGAGCACCTATAATAGTTTTAGGATCAATTGATACTACTTTATACTTGTCATCGTTTGCCTTATATTTTAATTTAGCGATTTGTTTTTCTTTTGAAGGTGCTTGTTTAACTCTAATTTTACGATTTGCTTTTTGTTTGTTGGAATGATGTAAGGCATCTTCTATAAGCATATTATAAAACTCTAATATACGTTTTATCTCCGCTTTTTTATACGGATATGCTTCTACCAATTGCTCATACTCGTCATCTTGTTCCACAGGGTTGAGCAAGGTATTAAAATCTGTTACTTCTTGCTGATACATAGCAGGTATTAATGCCGCCGCCTTGCCGGTAATCTCACCTATTAGCAAAGCGTTTGACATCTTGAAATCACTTTTAAATTTATTTTGAAAAAAATCATCAATCTCACCTTCCACGTGTTTACCAAGGAAATCATTAAGATTTAATTTCATACGCTCTTGTATGGATATCACAGGAGCGAGTTGCTTAACTTCTTCTTTTTCTTCTATTACTACAACATTTGATAACTCTTTTATTTTCTTTCTAATAGCCAATAAAAGATTATCCATTGGAGGACAACCATTGTTCAGCATTCTTGCTACAGAGCCAACTGTTGTGCCTATCTGCCAATCTTTTGCCGCTCTAATTTTTTTAATAGATTCTTTATCTACTATTTTCTGTGCTTCCATCCATTGTATTAGTGGTTGCTTGGAATGCTTTGAAGTATAATGATAGTTGTAAAAGTTTAAACCTTTATTAATTCTAATGTTGATATCTTGAAGTTGATCAGCTTCAATATCCATCAATTCACCTTTTATAACAAAATCATCGAATTTGGGCTCAGCAAATAACCCATCTTTCTTTTTAGATACTCGCTTTTGTTTCTTTCTTACCATAGTATTGCCTCATATATATAGTGCTAAATAGTATTATAACACAAGAGTTAGAAAATGCCAAGACTTTCATTATGGAAACCAACTAAAGGAAATGACTTTAAGTTCATGGATAACCGTATTCGTGAGCAGTTCATCATTGGCGGCACTGGTATTAATATACACAAATATATGGGTCCTGTCAATCAAGGTGACCAGAAAAAGGCTGATCAGCCTATGTACACTAATAATTCCATCACAAACATACAAGATTTATTATTTTTAGAGAATCGTGATCGAAAATATGAAAAAGATGTAACGTTCATGAAAGGAGTCTATAATGTAAACGATGTAGACTTTGATCTGAGTCAATTTGGCTTATTTTTACAGAATGATACTGTTTTTATTACTTTCCACTTGACTGATATGGTTGGCGTACTTGGAAGAAAACTTATAAGTGGTGATGTTATTGAGTTACCACATTTAAAAGATGATTATGCTTTAGAAGATGATAGTGTTGATAAAGTATATGAAAGTTTAAAACGTTATTACGTTATACAAGACGGAAACAGAGCAGCTGAAGGATTTAGTCAAACTTGGTATCCACATTTATGGCGTGTAAAATGTACTCCATTAGTAGACGCACAGGAGTACAGAGATATACTTGGTGATATTGAAACTGGTGACGGTGATGATACACTAAAAGAAATCTTAAGTGATTACTCTAAGAATTTAGAAATAAATGATGCTATTATAAAACAAGCAGAAGCAATGGCGCCATTTACACAAGACATAGTAGATGGACGCAGTGGTTATGATACAACTCGCTTTTGGATTGCGCCAGGCGCAGATGATGGTTCAATATTACTTGTGTCTACTGACGATGCCAGCATTACAGTTGATGCTGACGCTTCTTCACCAGCCGCAGTAACTGGTGATACATATTATGGACGTCCAACGAAAAAACTAGAACATTACTTAGCAGGCGATGGAGTTCCACCAAATGGAGCACCAGTAAAAACATTAACTAGTTTTGTTACTAATCCAAGTAAAGGTGAATATATATTGAGAACAGATTATAGTCCTAATAGATTATACATTTACAATGGCAAAAAATGGGTACACGTTGAAGACAATGTACGTATGGATATTACAAATACAAGTACCAAATCAACGCACAGAACTAAACACTTTAATACTAAAACTACCGTTACATTAGCAGATGGTACTAAAATTGATTCTAGACAAAGTTTATCAAATATATTAAGTGCTAGAGAGGACAAATAATGGAATTCTATTATGATGGTCAAATGCGCCGTTATCTTTCTCAATTTATTAGATTAATGAGTCATTTTCAGGTAGAAACTGGTAAAGATTCTGCTGGGAATTCTGCATTAATACAAGTTCCAGTAAAATATGGGGACATTTCTCGTCAAGTAGCAACAATCGTTCGTAAAAATAGTGAAAATGCTCTTAATTCCGTACCCCAAATTTCTTGTTATATAACAAATATATCATTTGACAGAGATAGAATCCAATCACCAACACATATGGATAAAGTTCATGTCAAAGAACGCTTCTATAATAAAGATACACAATCATATACAGCAGGGCCTGGCGATAGTTATACTATTGAACGCAGTATGCCAAGTCCATATAGACTAACAGTTAATGCTGATATTTGGACAAGTAATACTGAGCAAAAGATGCAAATTACTGAACAAATATTTTACATGTTTAATCCAAGTTTAGAAATACAAACTACAGACAATTATGTTGATTGGACTAGTTTATCATATGTTGAATTAACTGAAATATCATTTAGTAATAGAACAGTTCCAATTGGTGTTGATGATATGATCGATATTGCTACGATGACATTTGAAATACCTATTTGGATTAATCCTCCAGCAATTATTAAACGGCTAGGTGTTATTTCCAAAGTTGTTATGGGTATATTTGATGGCAGTGGTGGTTTAGCAGACAGTGTATTAGATGATACAAAACTAATGGGTAGTAGACAATACTATACTCCGTTAAACTATGGTGTACTATTATTAAATGGTCAATTAAAAGCTTTGGCCGTTAGTGAACCAATAAGTGGCGAGACTAAAGAAGATTCAACTTTCGATCATCTACCTGTAAAATATGGTGATGATATTCCCTGGAAAAAAATCATAGCACAATATGGAGAACTAAAAGACGGAATTAGTCAAGTAAAATTATTAACTAAATTTCAAAATGAAGATACTGGTACAGATTTTACAGAAGTTATTGGCACTGTATCTTTTAACACTGTTGATGAAACCATACTTGACTTTACAGTAGATTCTGACACAATTCCAGCAAATACCCAAACTGCTATTAATGCTGTTATTAATCCACTAAAAAATACTCCTGGAGATGGATTGCCCGCGGCCACTAATGGACAACGTTATTTAATATTAGAAGATCTTGGCTCTACAATTAACACATCGGGCGGCCCAGCAGGATGGCCTGATGCTACTGCTACTGACATACAAGCAAGTAAATTTGATATTATACAATATGATGGTACGAATTGGTCAGTATCATATGATGCTAGTGCTAATAAAGGTATTCATTATGTAACTAATACAAAAACTGGTATTCAATATAAATGGACTGGAACTGATGATACTTCCGAATGGGTCAAATCATACGAAGGCGAATACTTAACTGGCTTGTGGTCTATTTCATTACTTCCATAACAAATTTTATATAATTATTAGTATGAAGCAAGTTACTGGAGCAGGTGGTATTCTCTACTGCCGCGAAACAAAACGATTTCTATTTCTATTAAGGAATGATAAAAAGTATAAAAATAGATGGGGTTTCGCAGGCGGCAAAGTAGAAAATGATGAAACAACTATTAATGGTTTAAAAAGGGAAATTTTCGAGGAAGTAGGACACTTGCCCGATATAGAGAAAATAATTCCTATTGAATTGTTTACTTCAAAAGATGGTCACTTCTTTTATCATACATTCATTTTAATAATTGAAGAGGAATTTATACCCGTTTTGAATGGGGAGCATTGCGGGTTTGCTTGGGTTACTATGGCAGGGTGGCCAGGCCCATTGCATCCTGGTGTTTTTTCAACCCTTAAACTAGATTCAATTAAAGATAAGATTAGAACTATAGTAGAAACGATTTAAATATCTGCTTCAACTACAAAATCCCACGTTTTTAATTGACGGAAATTACGACACCATTTCCATTCTTCAGGCATATCTTCTTCCATGCCGTCTGTTACTACTCTTACAAAATCTACATCATCATATGTGTCAAATATTCTTTTCATATTATTAATCCAAACTTGATCGCCTGGATTTTCATCTGCTGGACCATAAAATTCTGTACCAGCATATACATTATTATTCACTGTTGGATTAGTATTTTGATTATCAAATCCATATAAATAAATTTTCTTATGGCCGTGAAAGCAAGCAAGATATGTTGCTGTTGCGCCGGCGTTCATTCGTGGATCATGTGGAATAAGTGATACGAATTCAGGATGATCTAATACACTTTTTGCCCTGCCAAATACAACATTATTATCTGCATAGCCACTTTCAACTATTTCAGTTGCTAAATTAGGATGGGTTACTACGAGAAAATTTGGTTTCCAATCTTGATAAATTCTATTACAACCATAACATTGTCCTTTATATTTTCCGAAATGGCCGCCACCTGCTGTTGAAAGAAAACTTAACTTCATTGCAACACCAGAAAAATCTACTCGAGATTTGCCATTACCGACTACATATGCTACTTTTGTGTGATCAGAATTAGGAACGCTTTGAGGAATCCAGAATCTATCTTGATGTTTACGACCATTCTTAACTACAATGCCAGATACTACATATTCACCATCATAATCAGTAACATAACGATGTACCATTTTATTCTCCTTTCAATATTTATTCTGCAGATAATGGAGGGGCGAAATTCGCCCCTCCATCAATTACAACTTTATTGTCGTAAACTTTTAAACTTATAGTCTACCTACAACAACTTCGATGATACCATTCGTACCGTTGAAGTCTTCTAGAGCCTTACCAATTACGGAACCCATTCTTGGATTTGCCTCTGCCTTTGCATACCCTTCGCCTGCGGAAACTAGCATATCACCCTTACGGATTGTGCCTGTTACCTTAACAGGTACTCGACCTGTTAGTGCTACTGGTACTTGTGTGCCCTCAAGGTCTGCATTCATCAAATAACCAGGGTTTGTACTTACTACACCGGCAATCCTTGAATCCATAGTCTCTGTGGACATTGTTACTTCAGCGTCACCGCCAAATGTAACAACGGTACCTGCTTCGTATGTTGCATCACTTGTATAACGTTCTGCCAAATCAGCATATTTTGCTGAACTGGAAACGCCATAAATGTTACGCCATCCGAGGGATGAGGTACCTAGGTCGTATGTTGCGTCCAATGTTGGAACAACGTGACCTGCGGCAGTTACAGTAAAACGCTCTGTACCGCCAGTGTCGAAGCGAATAATATCTTCGTCACTTGACTCTTCAACTTGAATTTTTGTATCACCGTCTGCATCTTCTAATGCGTTAACTGAAGTTGTCGTGATAAACTCACGAATTTCAATTTTATCACCGTTAGCAGGTGCGGCTGTGAATGTTATTGTTGTACCACTAATAGCATATGCTGTTGTTGGAAGTTGGACAACACCGTTGATGCTTACCATACAACCAGCAGTTGTCAAGGCCGCGTTGAGGCCTGTGAACGCTGTTGTTGAACCATCACCAGTTGCTGTTTCACTTCTTACAATTGTAAACTCTGTTGTAGCACCTGCCCATGCTGAACCATTATAAAACTCAAACTTACTT